GTTTGGAGCAGTTGTTAGGATCGAAGGTGAATCGCTACGAATTTCACTTGGCTCACCCTGCGCATGCACATCTTTTCTTTACGGTTCTTAAGCATGAGATGATGCAACCTGACCCGCTTGACGCAGCGTGTTATCAGGAGTACCGAGAGCTCCCCACTATGGTGGGTGTTGCCGACCAGGAGCTCTACTTGGCCCATGGTATTACCATATATCCGACTTGGTGGCGTGAGCCCGTCACCTTTGTACGATACTGGTACCGACAATTGTACTATGGGACCCAGGGCGTTACCCAGCTTCCCGTCGACTAGGTACGTCGCGTGTATGTTCCCCCCTACTGTCCTCTCACTGAGCAGCCGGCCGACTTTGTCGGTGATGGCGACTTTGGGTTCACCCGGGTGGATAAATGTACGTGCAGCGTGACTGGAGCGAAGGGGACCGGGTTGACCATATGTGTGGGTAAAGGGGTGCTTCGGCACCCTGGCGCTTATACGTATTCGGCTTGCCCAACTTCACTGTATGTAGCATTATGTCAAAGGTACTTCACACAGTTGAGGCGTTCACGAGAGTTACACCAGAGGCAGAGGCACAACCTCATGGCTAAACTCACCCGTCTGATGTATCATAGACCGGGGATACCATTACTGCAGCCCTACTCAGTTGAGGAGGTGTTGGAGACTCTTACTGGTTCCCAACGTGGAATGTACGCAGACGCCTTTCATCGCCCCAAGACTATTGGAGCGTTCTTGTTGCGCGGGTTCGCGAAAGCGGATGAGTGGTATGATTATTGGAAATTGGGAAGAGGCCAGTGTTACAGCAAGGCCAGCATCCCACGACCGATCTTACCACGGAGCGTGACAGTACGCGCCTTTTTGGCTTGTTTTATAAAGCCAATTGAGTCATGGATCAAAACCGACGTCCTGCAAGGCTGTCGCTTTCCGTATTACGCCAAGGGTGCTGCACCCGGGCCGCTTGCGGAACGATTTGTCGAGATGTGGAAGTCATTCAAAAGGCCTGTGGCATGGTCTTTAGATATGAAGCGTTTTGATGGCCATGTCAATGAAAGGTTGCTCAAGTTGGAATTCTCCTTTTACAGGCGGTTTTTCGCAATCGGCGCGCGCGCTAGATTGCGTAAGATGCTGCGTAAGATGATCCGCAATAAGGTGCGGACCAAAGGGCTGCATGCCTTCTTTTATGGAGGACGTTGTTCTGGAGATCCCAATACTGGACTAGGTAATACCGTTTTGATGGCTCACATGGTGTACACTGTGTGGAAATTGTACGGTAGAGGTAGGTGCGAAATCTACGCCAATGGCGATGATACCGTGCTTATATGTGAACGCGGTGTTCTTGAGGGCACTGACTTTTTGGAATCGTTTACGGACTTTGGTATGGAGTGCACGTTGGAAGGCAAAGCAGAGGAGTTGTGGCAGGTCGAGTGGTGCCGTTCGAAGTTGTTGTGTGTTCAAGGGGCTTGGATGTGGGTTCGCAACCCATATCGAGTCCTACAGACCCTCTTCACGAACCGCAAATATGACACAGCAAATTGGGTAGGACTAGCCAAGGCGATAGCAACGTGTGAGTTGGCTCTGAACCAGGGTGTACCTGTGATCCAAGAGGTATGCAAGAACATTTTGAGTGCTGAGGGTGG